ATTGCGAAAACGAGGGAGATCCCCTTGGCAGACAGATCGGTGAATACCTTTGGACCGAATGGTTCGATGAGAAGCACTGGGCTCAATTTGAAAGTAATCCGAGGACGTGGGCAGCTCTCTATCAACAGAGACCTGCTCCACTAGACGGAGACTTGTTTAAACCCGATCAAATACAGATCGTGGAAGCAATACCTGCTGGCGAAATTAAATGGTGCAGGGGCTGGGATTTAGCCAGCACTGTAGACGGTGACTATACGGCTGGAGGAAAACTTGGGCGATTATCGGATGGCAGGTTTGTTATTGCAGATATGGTTAGACTGCGTGTTGGTCCCGATCAGCGTGACGCAGCAATGGTTAATACGGCTGCGCTTGATGGACGGGCGGTCAAAGTAAGCATTCCTCAAGATCCGGGACAGGCAGGTAAAACGCAAGTCTTATACCTTACTCGGGCATTGTCAGGATATACTGTCAAAAGCTCACCCGAGTCGGGCGACAAAATCACGAGAGCAGAGCCGTTTGCTGCTCAAGTTAATATTGGTAACGTATTAATGCTTCGAGGAGATTGGAATGCACCCTTGATAAACGAAATGCGAATATTCCCCAATGGATCACATGATGACCAAGTGGACTCGCTATCAAGAGCGTTTTCTGAAATAATGATTCCTCGTAAGAGTTTCTTTGGATAGGATTTTATGTTTAAGTGGCTAAAAGGAAAGACAGACGTTCAACAAGAACCTATCAAGCCCAAGGCTCGTAAAAGCCTATTCAGCACTCATGCGTTCGATATTCTCGATCCCGATGCTAAAAAATTCAAATTGGCTGATTCTTTGGAAGCGATCAAAAGAACTCAGCCAGCGTTTTATGGCGAATACGCTATGGATGACTCCAGCAATGGAGTAGCTAATTTCAAAATGTACGCAAACGGAATGAATACCGTTTCCGATGCAGTAGTTGGCTGGTATGTTTCACAAGGTTTTATCGGTGCTCAGTTATGCGGTATCTTGGCGCAAAATTGGTTAGTGAATAAGGCTTGTGCTATGCCAGCCGATGACGCTATCCGCAAAGGCTACAACGTAGTCACTGTTGACGGTGACGAGCTAGATCCTGAAGCCGTTAAGATCATCAAGGCTTACGACAAAGCGTACAAGCTCAATTTCAATATGCGTGAATTCATCCGTAAGGGTCGAATTTTCGGCATTCGCATTGCAATGTTTAAAGTCATTTCGACTGACAAAGATTATTACGAGAAGCCTTTCAACATTGATGGCGTGACTGCAGGTTCCTATAAAGGGATCGTACAAGTTGACCCGTACTGGACAGCTCCAATGCTGGACGGTGCTTCTGCCAGCCAGCCGGATACCCTGCACTTTTACGAGCCGACTTGGTGGATCATCAACGGTAAGAAGGTTCACCGTAGCCACTTAATCATTTTCCGTCATGCTGAGCCTGTAGACGTACTCAAGCCTCAATACATTTATGGCGGTGTGCCACTGACTCAGCAGATCATGGAGCGAGTATATGCTGCAGAGCGTACCTCCAATGAAGCTCCTCAGTTGGCAATGTCCAAGCGGACAACTATTTGGCTAACCGATATGGAAGCCGTCATGAGCGACACCAACGCAGCAATCGGAAGATTGCAGCAATGGGCTGCGTATCGTGACAACTACGGAGTCAAGCTGGGCGATAAAGAAGGTGACGAATTCCAACAGTTTGACACTTCCCTAGCCGACTTCGATTCCCTCATCATGACCCAATATCAGCTCGTGGCTGCTATTGCAGGTGTGCCAGCTACTAAGCTGCTCGGTACTTCTCCGAAGGGCTTTAATGCCACTGGCGAATATGAGGAAGCAAGCTATCACGAAATGCTGGAGTCGATCCAATCAAACGATCTGACCCCATTCGCTGAACGTCATCATCAACTGGTTATCAAGTCTTTTGTAGAGCCACAGCTCAAGAAAAAGCTCGACCTCGAAACTACATTGAACTGGCTCCCACTCGATACACCAACTGCCGAGGAATTGGCTGCGACTAACCTTGCTAAGGCTCAGGCTGGACAAGTGTTGATCGGCTCCGGTGCTATCAGTAGCGAAGATGAGCGTCAACGTGTAGCAACTGACAAACAGTCCGGCTACAACGAAATCGGCATTCTTGAAAACCAAGATCCTGAAGGTGAAGAATTAGCCGAAGAAGATTTTGAAAAAGTCCAAGACGGTATTTGGACTCCATTGCCAAAGAATGAAGAAGTCTCCTACAAGACAACTGACGGAGATTTTGAAGATCCCGAAATCGGAGCTGAACCTGTAGGCAAGACACTGCAAGTAACTCAAGACAAAGACCCATGTTGGGAAGGTTACGAGCAATTTGGCATGAAGGACAAAGACGGAAAGCAAGTTCCTAATTGCGTATCACAAGACGATGCAGAATTTAAAGAGGAAGATCATCCTCGTGCAAAAAACGGACAATTTGGTTCAGGCGGGGCTAGTGCAGCTTCTCAGTCTAAAGAGACTAAAAAAAAAGAAGTAAAAGGTGAATCTCATGGATCTGCTGAAAAACCCTCTGAGTCTGCTCAAAAAGAGCTCCCTTTGGAGGAAAAAGGCAAGTCTGAAGGATCTGCACAAGCAAAAGCAACGGCATTCCAAAAGGTCAAAGAGCTTCCTAACGGTGGATATGTCGACCAACATGGATTCGAACATTCACCCGGACTCAATGAGCATGAGCGAAATATTGAAGACGGCTTTTACGAACAAATCCTAAAAGATACGCCTAGGCTAATCGCTGCGTACAAGGATACATTCGGTCATGTTATTGATCCTGACCTCGTTAAAAAGCTAGATCCAAGCTTTGCCAAAGATCCATCATTGGCTGCAGCCGTACATGAGCCAAGCTCTTATCTGTCTAAAGTAATTTGGAAAGATGCGCTAGAGCAAAAGGCTAAAAACAACGATACCTCTGCCACCATGTTTACTGCTGGCGGTAGCGGATCAGGCAAGTCTGAATCTGAAAAGATGGCTCGTGACCTGCTAGGTCTTAAAGAAGATGCTTTAACTTTTGATTCTGTATTGGGCAACTTTAAATCTGCCACTGACAAGATCGATCAAACGCTTCAGATTACCAAGGGTGGTGTAGACATCGTTTACACCAATGCGTCTCTTGACCTTGCTGTTATGCTTAATTTGAAACGCAGCCGGACAGTTCGACTGGATACCCAGCTTGACGCTCATATCAAAGCGTCTGAAAACATTAAAAAATTGGCTGAGAATTACAAAGAAGACAAACGAGTAAATATTACCGTTGTCAATAACAACACTGGAGATCCTCCTTATTTAACAGAAGGATCAATAGCTGACGTTCCTAACTACACCGACAGAGCTGCTATGCGGAAGAGAATGATCTCATTCGCTAAAAAGATTGTCGCTGAAGGCAGGATCAAGGATGGCGAGAAAAAACTCAAGATGCTGCTAGGTTAACTTTGCGATCCTCAAGGATCATTCGGACGTGCTCACGATCAAGTGAGTCTCCAATGACCGGGGATCCGCAACGATAAACTGCACCGTCTTTGGACTGCAAAAACCGGATTGCCATTTTGATTTCGTCCATTGTGACTCCGAGATCATAAACACCGTTTTTGCCGTAGAAGCTATAAACGTAATTTGCGAAAACTTTGAGTTCTTGGTATGACATTGCCATTTCAATTCTCCTTAATAACGGTTTTTAAGTAAACGCTTTGCAGCAGCTAAACGAGCTTCATCGGCTGGAGTGTTGAGACCCGGTAGGATCTGCAAGGCACGAACCATATTCTTGAGAGCTGTTTTGTCAGAATTGCCAGCGATCTTCAGATCAGCAAATTTCGCAGGATTGTTTTTTGCTAGGTCTTGGTAATAAGTTCCCATATCGATCTCCTTAATTTTCTTTGTATTGAGCGATTGCTATTGCCATTGCTGCTTCGGCTGCTTCAAGCGAACCACCAGCAATTAAAACGTTTTTGGCTGCATCGCTGATTTTTCCTAGGTTCATAATGTTGAACTGGATGCCATTGCCAATTTTGTAAAAGATGGCAGAGACTTGGTTCTCAATGATTTTTTGGGCTTTTTTCATTTTCGTTTCCTTTCGTGGGTAACTGAAGACTACAACTCAATAATATACTAATTAAGCATGGTGTCAAGCAATATTTGCATAAACACCACAATTATTTTTATTTGTTTGCAAGGCATTCAGGGCAGTCGCACTTAATGACCTCAAGCTTTACGGCTTTGCGTAGCTCTGCCATGCTGTCAAAACCTTTGACGTGGACTAGATCATCCGAGAACCGAAATCCATAAGGTAGGTTCAGAATGTAGCTTGGGTAATCTGAATATTCCCCATCGACATCCACGTCTCGGGCAACGTTTAATTTGTATGTCATGCTGCACCTCCAAGTTGATTGATTAAACTGCTGATTTCGTTTTGAACGTCAGAATATTGAACTCGTTGATCTACGTTATTAAGCAACTCAAGCAACAAGGCAATTTCGGCTGCATTTAATTGAACGTTCATTTTTAAGCTCCTTGAAATAAAACAGCGTAGTTACGATCCATTCCCTGCATGATTCGTTCAGCACGTTCAGCACCAAAGACATACTGAAGAAACTGGACTGGCTCACCTTGAATAGGGACTCTGTTTCCAAAACCTCGAACAACCAACAAAACATTCATTTCAAACTCCTTTCGTGGAAGACTTACTACACTCTTAGTATCATACTAATTAAGCATAGTGTCAAGTGATTTAAGAAATATTTTTATGGTGTTGTTTTTGTAATACACCTCAAATAAAGCTTAAAAAAGCCTTGACTCCATGCCAAATAGGTATATAGTAGAGATGTAGTCTTCATCAACACGAAAGGAAATGAAAATGGCACGTCAATTAAGTAGGTATGCAAGAGCTGGTCAAATGATCCGTAGTTTCATGCGTGAGCAAGGGATTGTTGGCAGCGTCAGGGGTCAAAGCTATGCAGGAGGCAGCAGCATCAACATTCATGTTGAAGATATGCAGCCAGCAGCGTTACAAGCTTTGGAGCGTTTTGCTCGTCAGTTTGAGTACGGCAGCTTTAACGGCATGGAAGATATTTACGAATACAACAACGTAAATGATGACTTGCCCCAAGTGAGCTACGTCTTCGTTAACAACAATATCAGCAATGGTTTACGTCAGGCGATTTGGGACTTTGCGAGGGGCTATTACAACGGTTTAGAGAATGCTCCTGCTGATGCGATTGAAGCTGGCAACTACTACTGCCCAAACTTTGATCGTTACGGTCAGCAAGTAGTCTATCGTTTGTTTGCTGGTGGTTATATGCAAAACCAATACTGGGACTTCGTAAACGGAGTTGAGGAGGACTTGGCTGCATGACCACTGACACCAAGAAACGAAACCGAGGGGGGATGGGATACGTCCCCTTTGCTCATGAAATTATTGAAGCACGAGGGCATTTATCCCAATCCAAAGCAGCCAGTTTGATCTATACTACTCAAGCACGTTGGAGTAATTACGAAACTGGTAAAAGCCGAATGCACCCGGCATACTGGGAGCTATTCCTTAGAAAGAAAGGAGAAGAAAATGCCTGAAAAAATGAGTTTTGAAGCAGCTCGTGCCAAGTGGCTCAAAGAGCTAAATGGTCGAGACATGGCTGAATATGGCAATGATCTTGAAAAAGAGCAAGATGCAAAAGTGGCAAAGCTTATGACTCCTGAGTACCTAGCTAGTTGGGAAAAGGCAGACAAAGATGCCGAAGGCAAGTAAAAAGCCTGTAAATGGATTAGTCGGTAAAGCATTACGACCTAATGCAAGCATTGCTGCCGACTACGCCAAGCCAACAGTTGATCTGATTGGTTTGATGTCTCGGGATGTCGAAAGACAACTAAAAAAGCTGTTTAAAGAAAATAAGTTCGGGTTTGCTGAAGATGCTTCAATCTCCAGTCAAGCCCGAATACTTTTGAACTGGCTGCTGCTCAAGTGGTCAAAACGCTTTAACGAGATCGCTAAGCGATCAACGGAACGCATGATAGAGCGCACTATTCGGAACTCAGCCGTAACGCTGGGAATGTCCTTAAAAGATGCCAGCGAGGATTTTAAGATCGACACTTCCTTTAGGAATGCTCAGATCAACGATGTAATTAAAGCCAGCACCCAAGAAGCTGCAAACCTTATCAAAGTAATTCCGCAAAAGTATCTTGCCGAAGTTCAAGGGCAGGTCATGCGAAGTATTACGACAGGAAAGGGCATGGAAGATCTAGTGCCATTTCTGACAAAGAAATACAATGGCAATATTCGTCATGCGAGGAATACTGCGCTGGATCAGACCCGCAAGGCTTATCAGTCGATTAATACCTCAAGGCTTAAAACTCTTGGGGTTAAAAATTTTATATGGATACATTCGGGCGGTGGTAAGGAGCCACGAGTGAATCATATTAAAATGTCGGGTAATGAGTATTCATTCGACAATCCTCCCGTAATTGGGGTAATGTACGGGGAAGAAGTGCGGGGATTACCCGGTGATTTACCAAATTGCCGTTGTATTTGCAAACCAGTCATCAACTTTGATTTAGACGAATAAGGAATTAACATGAATGAAAAAATGAACGCTGTTGAATCAGCAAACGCTTCCCTCGCTTCTTTGGCGAGTATGGGCGAATCGTGCCAAGCAGAGGGTGTATATACATTCCGTTGCTATGAATACGAAGGCGGTCCTCTCCTATGGGAAGACAAAATCGATAACGTAGTTTGTACCCTTGGTAAAAACTTGATGCTGCAGACAGCTTTGACTGGCTCAGCTTACACCGTAACAGGTCCATATATGGGCTTGATCTCCAGCGTTTCTTACACTGCCGTTTCAGCAGCCGACACAATGGCTTCTCATACTGGCTGGACAGAGGCTGGCTCCACTAACGCACCTACTTTTGCAGCTCGTGTTGCTCCTGCATTCGGCACTGCTTCTGCTGGCGCAATCTCCACTTCAACACCAACTAGCTTCACAATGACTGGCGCAGGTACTTTGGTCGGTGCGTTTATTACTTACGGCACTGGCGCAGTTACTACATTGATGAGCACTGCAGGTACTTTGTTGTCTGCTGGCGCATTCACTGGCGGTAATCAGCCTGTTAATAGCGGTAACGTTGTTCAAGTTACTTACTCACTAAGCCTCTAAGGAATAAATCATGCCTAAATTTACACAAGGTCAAGAAGTATCTCAAATCATTGCAGCTCCTATTACTGGGACTGTTGAAAAATTTGCTTTTGACGAAAACACTGGCGAAATCGTTTTCTTGGTAGCCTACAAAGACGCAGACGGTGAAGACCAAAAGCGTTATTTCAAAGAAACTGAAATCGCTGCCGTCTAATCATGACATTTTTATTAGTTAACCGGGTACGAGAGACCACAATCTCTCCCGGTACGGGTACGGCAACTCTCGCAGGTGCAGCCCTTGGCTATCAAACCTTCTCCGCAGGGGTAGGGGCAAATAACACGACTTATTATGTTATTGCCGATCAGTCGGGCGCAAACTGGGAGGTAGGTTATGGCACTGTTGGCTCGGGAGGCACTACGCTTGCTCGAACTACAGTGCTGTCCTCGTCCAACGCTGGATCATTGGTGAACTTTTCCAGTGGTACGCAGGACGTATGGGTCGATTACCCAGCTAATAAAGCAGTATTTCAAGATTCAACTGGGACCGTATCTGTCCCAGTATTGTTGACAACTTCAACAACTAACACGACTCCAAATCTTAGTTTTAATGCGTCAAACACTGGCTTTTCTGTTGGCGCAAGTGTTTCAGGAAGTTATCTTCAGTCTCTTTTGCAAAACAAAAGCGGAACTGCTGGAGCTTCAGCTAATTACGTTTTAAGCAATGACTTAGGAACTGATTCAAGTTATTACGGTGAGTTTGGAATGAACTCATCGGTATATAGTTCAGGAACTCCCACAGATTTTTACTCTATCAATAACGGAATTTATTTTTCCGGTCATGATGGGGATATAACTTTTGGCTCGGGCAATGGTTTTAAATCATATTTTGCTTGGGGATCTTCAGGTCAATCTGCTCACGTTATCAACGCTTCAGGAGCATTAGGGTTTTCCACTAATTTAGGAGCTACTCCAGCATTAAGCGGGACTACTGGATACGGAACTGCTGGTCAAGTCCCAGTTAGCGCAGGATCTACTGGAGCAGTTTCTTGGAGCAGCACCCCAACATTGACCGGAACTAACTTTACTGGTGTTCCGATTAGCACTGCAATTAGTGGTCTAGGCACTGGAGTTGCTTCAGCTTTAGCTATCGCTATTGGCTCTGCAGGTGCTCCTATTACATTCAACGGAGCTCTTGGCACTCCTTCAAGCGGTACGCTTACAAATACAACTGGCTTCCCTGCCGCTAACTTGGCGGGAACGGCTTTACCTGCTGCAATCGTTTCGTCAAGTCTTACCTCTGTTGGCACAATCGGCACTGGCGTATGGCAAGGTAGTTTAATTGGCGCAACTTATGGCGGTACAGGTCAATCAACAGTCACTATTGGCGATCTGCTTTACGGATCTGCCACAAATACTTGGTCAAAACTAGGAATTGGAGCCACAGGCACAATTTTAAGAGTGGTCGGAGGTGTTCCTGCATGGGGTACTGATTACACTGGCACAGTCACTAGCGTAAGCGGTACTGGCACTGTATCAGGATTGACTTTAAGCGGAACCGTTACGACATCGGGATCTTTGACCCTAGGTGGCACTTTAGCGGTTACTCCATCAAACTTTTCAAGTCAAACTGCAAATACCTTTTTGGCTGCTCCTAACGGATCTGCTGGAGTTCCTACATTTAGAGCAATCGTAGCTGCTGACATCCCTACACTGAATCAAAACACGACTGGCACTGCTGCAAATATAACTGGCACTTTGGCGATTTCTCAGGGCGGTACTGGGGCAACAACTACAACAGGATCAGGCGCAAGCGTATTGGGTACTTCTCCAACGATTGCTACTCCTTTATTTACTGGCGCAATTTCAGCAAACGGAAGCACAGGCACTTCGGGACAGGTATTAACTTCTCAAGGACCGTCTTCTCCTGCTATTTGGTCTGCTTTGTCAGTTCCTGCTGTCACTGCTTTAATCGTAGCTGGCGGTGGTGGCGGTGGTGGCTCGGGTGGTGGCGGTGGTGGTGGTGCTGGCGGTCTTGTCTACTCCACTTCTGTAGGCGTAATCCCACAAAGCTCGTATACCGTTACCGTAGGTGCAGGTGGTGCTGCTGGACAGAATAACGGTGCTAATTCATCTTTTGGTGGATTGACTGCAATCGGTGGTGGTGGCGGTGGTGCTCAAGGCGTAACCGGATCAAACGGTGGATCAGGTGGTGGTGCTGGAATGAACTATATTAGCACTGGTCCAAGTGGAGGATCAGGCACTTCCGGTCAAGGAAATGGCGGTGGTGGATCCTATGGCGCAACAGATAACCCTCGTGCTTGCGGTGGTGGCGGTGGTGCTGGTAGTGCTGGTTCAGGTCCCTCTCCTGAAACTGGCGGTGTTGGTTTAGCTTATTCAATTTCCGGCTCGTCTGTATATTACGCTGGCGGTGGCGGTGGTGGCGATACAACCATTGATCGTTCCGGTCCCGGTGCAGGTGCTGGTGGTAATGGTGGTGGAGGTTATGGAGCTTATAGTGGATCTCCGGGCGTTAACGGTGCTGCAAATACTGGCGGTGGCGGTGGTGGTGGACGAAATCCAAGTCCGGGTCCGGGAGCTGGCGGTTCAGGTGTTGTGATTATTTCTTATCCAAACTCATATAAGTTGGCAACTGCTACCGGTACATATTCACAAAGCAACACTGGCGGTAATTACATATTTACTTTTACTGGCTCAGGCACTATTACTTTCTAAGGAATCGCAATGAGTTATTACGCTAAAGTTTTGAATGGGCTTGTCATAAATGTGATTTCAGCAGAAGACAGCTTTTTCAACACTTTTATTGATACGTCTCCGGGTGCTTGGCTTCAAACGTCATACAACACAAAAGGCGGTATTCATTACGGTCCTAACGGTCAACCGGATGGTGGTGTCGCACTTCGAGCAAACTATGCTGGTATTGGTTACACCTATGACTCAGTAAATGATGTCTTTTACGCTCCGCAGCCATACCCAAGCTGGACAATATCTGCCCCAACATGGCTTTGGCAAGCTCCAGTCCCTTATCCCGATGATGGGAAGGTTTACTATTGGGATGAATCTACACTTTCGTGGGTCCTAAACAGTCCTGTAGGTGCTTAATTGTTTGGTAGCTATCCATTTTCGGGTGCGCCAATATCGGGGCTATACAGCACGATTACGACCTATGTGGTCACGATTTCTGAGTCAGGGAATTCACAAGACTCTCAATCCGTACTGGTTCTTGTTTATTCAACCGTTGCTGAGTCTGCCAACGCTGTTGATACCGTATCTCAAGCAACAACTGCCCCTCAAAACATAACAGAGGCTGCAAACGCTCAGAATACTCAATCTGAGACTATGGCAGCTCCCGTAACGGTCTCAGAGACCGGATCGGCAGTTGATACCGTTTCCGAAAACATGACTGCAACGGCTGCGATAAGTGAAGCTGCCTCTGCAGTTGATACGGTAAGTGAAAATACAACTACTCCGGTCACAGTAACAGAAGCTGGCAATGCCGTAGATTCTCAATCTGAAACAATGTCGGCTCCGAATACGGTTTCAGAAGCAGCCAATGCAGCCGATACCGTTTCAGAAAACATGACGGCTCCTATCAATATTGTGGAAGCCGGATCTGCAACGGATACCGTTTCAGAAAACATGACGGCTCAGGGAGTAATCTCTGAATCAGGATCTGCAGTTGACACAGTATCTGAAAATACAACTTCTCCAGTAACTATTAATGAGTCTGCAAACGCAGCAGATTCTCAGTCAGAAACAATGTCTGCTCCAGTGGCAATAGCCGAGACTGGGAATGCTGTTGACGTTGTTTCAGAAAACATGACTGCAGCGACAACAGTATCAGAGGCTGGGAATGCGGTAGATACCGTTTCTGAGAATGCGACAGCTCCCGTAATCATTTCGGAGGCTGCTAATGCTACAAATACGCAGTCTGAAACGATGTCTGCTCCAATCTCCGTAAATGAGCTCGCTAATGCCTTAGATGCCCAATCTGAGAATATGACGGCTCCAATCAGCATATCTGAGTCTGCAAACGCTCAATCTGTTCAGTCTGAAAACATGATTGCATCGGTAACAGTGACTGAAGCTGCCAATGCTCAAGATAGCGTATCTCAAAACGTAACGGCTTATTTGACCGTAATTGAGACGGCAACTGCAATAGACGTTGAAACTCAAAACATGATTGCGTTGCTGTCTGTAGCTGAGTCAGGATTAGCCTCGGACGCTGCCACAGAATCAATGACGGCTTATGTCCAAATGGCAGAAGCTGGAAATGCTCAGGATCTAGTAGTCGGAAATATGATCGCTCCGGTCAATGTTTCAGAAGCTGGACTAGCTGAAGATATTATTAGTCAGGTAATGCTGGCTTCGTTAAACATTGACGAAGCTGCGCTGGCTCAAGATTCGACTAATGCAAAGAACTATGTCATAGTCGCAGTAGTAGAATCGGGCAATGCAGTAGACGTTTATATTTGCGCTCCTATTTTCCAAAGATCGGATAAAGTTTGGCACGTCTCACCAAGACCGACAAATTGGCAGGTAGCTCAAAGACAGGATTATTGGCACGTTTCACCAAGACAGGATTATTGGCAAGCTCATGAATAGTTACATTTTAGAAAAACGGACCTCCGAATCAATCTATTACGATATTGATTGCACCTATATTCTTGATACTTTGGAGACTATTAGCAGTATTACTTCGGTGACTGCGGATCAGCCCGGTCTTGTAATGATTGGTCCAGCCATTAATCCTGAGCCAATCACGTTCCCTGATAAACAAATTGCTGCTGCTGGCAAAGTGATTTCAGTTCAAATTTCAGAAGGCGTAATTCCTGCCCCACAAATCAACCAACTCTATACAATAAGAGCATTATTTACGACAACTGAGGGAAACACTAGGGAAGCCACTGTTTTATTGAACGTGACAGACATTCCTACTCAGACAGGGAGAATTTGCTAATGCCGTTAAAAGAAGGTTATTCAAAAGAGGTCATTCAGGAAAATATTCGTGAAATGATTAAAGCTGGGCATGATCCTAAGCAAGCTATGGCTGCTGCCTATTCCAATGCCCGTAAGTCTCATGGCGTTGATGAGGTGGAAACCGAGGAAATGAAGCAATCCCATAAACGGGATTTAAAAGAAGAGCCCGATTCAAAAATCGTGGCTTTTATTGTATATACGGACGATGACAAGATCCTATGGATGAAGCGCACCAAGGACGATACTTGGGGTTTTCCCGGTGGTCATGTTGAGGAAGGCGAATCAGCCATTGAAGGCGCAATTCGTGAGTCTCGTGAGGAGATCATGCACGTCCCTGAGACAGGTCTTCAGTTGATCTATTCAGAAGGCAAAGTGCGTCTATTTGGCTGCAATGATGGCGAATTTAAGCCTGAGCTCAATGATGAGCATAGCGAATTCGTATGGGCAACCATTGAGGACGCTCCTGAGCCCATATTTCCGAAAATTGACGGAGACGAGGAAAAGATTGCGGAAGCTGCTGAAGCTAACGCTTCTGCTATGGATAAACGTGAATACGATACAAACGGATGGTTTGAAGTAAAAGACAACCCTCTTTCAATGGTCGGGGTATTCCCTTATTCAGGCAGATCAATTTCCCCTGAATGCGATCAAGACAGGGTTTACATGGTTTATCGTCCAGCCGAGGAGCTTAGCTCCACTGACTGTATAGATTCATTCAAATTGATCCCTTGGATTGACAATCACGTTATGCTTGGAAGCGAAGACGAAGGATTGACTCCTTCAGAGCAAAAGGGCGTACAGGGCGTTATCGGGCAGGACGTTTATTTCGATGGCGATACCCTAAAA